TCACTCCTTCATAAATACCAACCAATGCGTTTTCGCTCTCTTATTGCCAAAAAGCGGCTCGTGATCAATTACTTTTAATATTTCACTTAGTTTTATTTGCTCTTCATTCCATTTGAAAATTAATGTTCCGTTTGACTTTAAAACTCGCATACATTCGCTAAATCCTTTTGCAATATCTTCTTGCCAAGTCTTTGGTTCTAATTTTCCATACTTCTTGGCCAACCATGATTTATCGCCTGCTTTGAGCAAATGCGGTGGATCAAAAACTACTAAGTGAAATGTATTAGTATCGAATGGCATACTCCTAAAATCTGCTACTACATCAGGCTTTACGACTAATTTCCTGCCATCGCACAATTCAGTTTCAAGCTCTCTATTGTCCATAAACGTAACGTTTTTATTTGTGCGGTTAAACCAGAACATTCTGCTACCGCAACAAGCGTCTAATATTTTCACGTCTGCACCTCGTCCCTCTCCGCTAACTTCGCTTTACCTTTTTTAAATTTCATTGTTTTCCTCCTCCAAATCCTCTTCAAAATCCGCTTCCGTCAAAATATAATTAATCGCGCGATAGTATCTACGTTTTAAAAAGTCATTGCTAGCGTGAGTCTGCTCAATAGAATCTTTCAATTCTTCTAAAGTTCCTTGAAAACATCCAGTCGTCCAGATTTCCAGCTCTTTGATATACGTGATTTGATTGTTTTTTCTCGTAGTATTAATTTGTACAGCTATTACAGTTAGACCGACAACATCCCGCCAATTAATCCAATTTAAATCTGCACGTCTTAAATCTGCATAACTTAAATCTGCACCACTTAAATTTGCACCTCTTAAATTTGCACAACTTAAATCTGCAACTCTTAAATTTGCACGTCTTAAATCTGCATAACTTAAATCTGCACCACTTAAATTTGCACCTCTTAAATTTGCACAACTTAAATCTGCATAACTTAAATTTGCAACTCTTAAATTTGCACGTTCTCCATATCCATCACGTAACCATTTCTCATGCTTTTCTATAACGACATCTAGTTCTGCTTGATTCATTCTGCTTCCTCCTTCTCTCCGCTCACCTTAAGAGCATTCGTAATCTTGCGAGACACATTCCCATTTAGCAATGAATTTTCACGAAAAAGCCCTTTCAGTTCTTCTCTTTTTTTGTATACAGCTTGTATTTTAAGCGAATCAGTCGCTAGCATTGCTTTGACATATTCCGCTTCCCTTTGCGTTAATTTTATTACAACGTCATTCATTTTGTGCCTCCTAATCCAGTCTAATAACTCTTAGCCCTTTCTCTGTCGTCCTCTTTTGATAAGTCGGCACATGAACCGCAAAATGGTTCTAAGTAACTTTTATGCATAGGCATATTTTTAATTATTAAATCTGCCATGCTCCATTGGTCCGTATACTTTAAAGCCAATAATCAAACTCGACCCTTATTCGTCAGTTAGAGGTTACTTGTATTTCAAATTCTATGATAAAGGGCAAGTTCGTGTAGGCGAAAATAAACTTCAAGTAATCACATCACGTAAAACTTTTAACTTCGATATAGTGGTACATGAAGCTCTCTACCGCCATTAAGTTTACCTACAAGATAGATTTGGTCAGGGTGAGCGCCGGCGTTAACATAAAAAAGTTTGTCCATATAATCAATTAAATGTTCTTCATAATCGAACTCGTCGGCAATTATGCTATTTGTTTTTATTAAAAGCTTTTTTATTGATTTTATTTCTTCCATAAGTTCCATATGATTCTGCTTTTTTTGCATTGACTTAAACACCTCCTATTTTTTTCTTAAAATTTACTAACAAATTGTTTAGAACAATCAGTATTACCGATTATTCGAGAAATAATAGAAAAGTCATAACAGTACATATTAAAAGAGAATAAATCAAATAGGTAAGTGACAACTGCCTGTTAATAATATAAAAATATATATTTCCAAAGATTGCTGCTAATATTATTAATAAAAGCATGACTTTATTTATCATTTTGTAGGTCTCCATTTCACTTAAATTATTTCCTTCAATGTCGAAACCCATCGTCCCAACAATCGTCTACTATTAGCGGATTTTCTACGTTCATTCTCTATCACCTCTGGCAAGTAGCATTAGCAAAAGAATCAATGCAACAATCGTTATTAATTCAGCCATTTAGTATCAGACTTCCTATACAGACCACAAATGCGATTAAAACAGTCAAAGCTAAGCATACTACTGTATTTATGTCTGATTTTTCAATGTATTCTTTTCCGTCCTCATCAATACTTATGAGCCCGAAAAATCGTAATATTTTCATTTTAAAACCTCATTTCAGAAATAATGTGAACCATCCGAGTAAAATGTAAATTACTGATATAAACATGCCGATTTGTAAGCAAAATAGATAAATTAATAATGTGTTTTCATGTTTTTTGATTGATTTTTTCATTCTCTTATCTCCACATCTGTGATATAATTAATTTAAATATTATTTCGTAACTCACAGTTTTAGTAAGCTCTAACTTACTATTTATAGCTGTGGGTTTTTCTTTTACCAATGCCGCTCAATCGAATTCGCGAATCTATGCTTGTACTTGGGTATTTTCTTATATTTAATTTGATGATCTAAATGCCTTGATTGAAGTTCAACTAGCAAATATTTTCCAACCGATTTTGGAACGTAATTTGGGTCGTATTTTCGTATTTTGGCAAGTAATAGTTCGACTTCATCAATCATTTTCAGACCTTCTTATATACAAATTTTTTAATCAGCCAATCATTCGCTTTTACCGCATCAAATGCCCACGCTTCACGTTGATTTTTCGTAGCCCAATTGCTAAATTCTGCAAGCTCTGGAAAGTCTTTAATGTTATCTAACCACCATCCATAACTTCGTGGACTAGCTTGCGCAAAATCTTCTAACGTCCATACACCGTACAGGAAATTCACATGCCTGTTTTTATTTTTCACAGGACGACCCATTTTCTTATTCTCCTTTCTATTTTAATCAACATCTATTTCTAAAATTTCCGCAATTTCTTTTCTAACTTTCGATGCGTCTCTTTTGCCGTTTATGATATCTGATAAATAAGGATTGCTAATACCTAACATTTTTGCTAAATCAGATTGTTTCATATTTATTGCTTTTAGTTTTGCGTATACTGCAACCGCAAAACGCTGATGTTCTACTGACATGTTTTTGCTCCTTTCTTGTTTTGGTTTTCACGTGATATAATTATTTTTGATTGGAGGTGATTGCAGATGACTTTTTATGATTTTTTAATAACTTATTACCTTAGCGAAAATAGTCCTTTAGGCGATCTAGCTCATGATGTTCAACTAGATGGTAATTTCCCAACAGAAAGCAAAAGCGAAGATGAAATCAGGGATTATTTTTCTAATATTGGTACTCCTGGCTTCCAAGAGGCTTTAGATGAGGCGTTAAATTATTTTAGAAGACTATGACAATTCTTTTAACTTTGCTTAGGTCAATTTCCGGTGCTCCATACTTAGCTTTAATTTCATAATTTTTGTAAAGACCGACTTCAATTTGTTGAATGTTGGTTTTTTTTCTTTTTAAATATCTTTTGTTCACCTCTCCATCACTCCTTTCTATAATTTGTTTAATAATCTTATATGCTGCGCTCTCATTGATTAACAGTGGACTATTTTATCAGGATCTGTAAATTACAACTATCAATGAAATTATCGAAACTATAAGCGAACTACGTGTCAATACGAATGTTATGAAATCGTGCCATTTTTCAATCTCTTCATTTGAGGGATATGGTCTTTTATTAAAGTTTGGTCTTTTAGGTATTTTCATTACATCATTCTCCTTTCTATCTTATTAGCTAATTATTTAGCATAATGTTGACAAATTTTAAACTTTAGTGTAGAATCTAGACATAGCTAAATAAGCATACAATTGAGCCATAAATCGTTGGGGAACGAGTATTTTATAGGTTTATTCGTTGACTCGTTTAGCTAAATAATTAGCTTATGAACATAGTATATTAAACTTTAAGTTAGATGTCAACCATTTTCTTTATTAAAATTTAAATTGTTCATAACCAATATGAAAAGGTGTATGATATGACTACATTTGATAGGGTGAAATTTTTAGCCGAGAAACAAAAAATTAGCATTGTTGAACTAGAAGAAAAACTGGGATTTGGTAGGAATTCACTTTATTCCTGGAAGAAAAAAATCCCAAACGGAGAAAGTTTAAAAAAAGTAGCTGATTATTTCAATGTTTCTACAGATTATCTTTTAGGTAGAACTGACAACCCCTATGTCGACAACGACATCCCTCAAGAAGCGGCAACACTTGCAGCTCACATTGATCCCGCTGCCACAGAAGAAGATATGAAAAAAATTCTTGAGTATATTGACTTAATTCAACAAAAATATAAATAAGAAATGAGATGTATGTATGTGGTTAGATAAATACAGAGAGCAATATCCTGAGCTGACTATCATTGAAGATAAGAACATGGAGCAGGTTCACAAAGGATTATACTATAATAGTAGAATATTCGTAAATCCTCAACAAAATGATATTGAAATGCGCTGTACATTAGCAGAGGAAGTTGGACATCATCATTTGACTGTTGGTAATATTATTAAACAAGAAACAGTTAATGATAGAAAACAGGAAAATCTTGCGAGAAATTGGGGCTATGAGTCACTAGTACCTTTGCGTAAAATTATTGATGCTTATTATGAAGGTTTTACTGAGTACTACGAGGTTGCGGATTTTTTAGAAGTTACAGAAGAATTTTTAAAACATTCTATCGAGTATTATAAAAGTAAGCATGGGAACGTTGTAGAATGCAATGGGTATATAGTTATTTTCAGGAGTAGTATTCAGATTGTAGCCTGTTAGGCACTCATGCTATAAGTTTTAGATAAAATTAAATAAAGGGAGAGAATGAAAATGTGGAGTTTTGGATTGTTATTTTTAGCCAGTTTGATAGTTAGTATAGTTTTCTTTGTATTAGCAATTAAGAAAAATGATAGATCAAAAAAATTAATGAAAGGTATAACTTTTTTAGCCATTAGTTATACTTTATGGCTTTTCGTTGCAGATATCTCTGACAGTAATTTTTTCATAATATTTTCTTTTTGGATCATCGCAATGGCATTGATTTATATATTTTTATTACTATTGTCTGGAAAAATGAATTTTAAAAAGTATCAACATATATCTAAGTTAGCTGTCATCCCCTTATCGTTTTTATTCTTTTTAGGTGGCGTTTTTATTGCTACTAATACTGATGCCCCAAAAAAAGAAACTCCTAAAAAACAAGAGGCTTCCTCAAATACAAATTATTACGGAGAAAATAAGGATACAAACTATGATGATGTAAACGACACTAGTTCTGCAAGTGATGAAGATTTCGAAAAAAGCCTTCCAACATTAAACAAAAAAAACAATATAAATGCCATAGAAGATATGCAAAATAGCATAAGAAATACTTTAATTCCATCTATCAATAATGATATTAAAAATGATGATAGCAGTAATTTAAAACAAGAGTTAACTGTAATTAGTAATTTAAGTGACGAAAGTTCTGAACATTCGAGCTCAATGCTTAGCGACGTTAAGTCTGATAAATATTCTGACGCAGCATATGATTATTGGAAAGAAGCAATAACTACTCTCGCATCAATTGAAGATTACGTAAACGAGCAACTCGATGGTGCCAAAGATATTGATTACTATTATAACCAGTTCGAGATTGCATTGGAATCCTTGGATGATAGCTATACGAATGCAATTAAAACATTAACAAACTAAAAAAACGCCCTCCCCGCAAGAGACAAGCGTTTTAAATACACACATAGGAGTATGCAAATTCATTTTAACATAATTTGCTGTACCCTTCAAAAGAACATACGTTCCAAATCAAAGAGGTGGTGCTATTAATGAAAATTAAAAAGTTAAAAAATGGAAAATACGCCGTTCGTTTGCGCATCAAAGTCGACGGTGAATGGAAAGAAAAGCGTTTGACAGATACAAGTGAAACAAACTTAATGTATAAAGCGTCTAAATTATTAAAACAAGCTGAACATGATAGTAGTTCTTTAAAAGAGTGGAAATTCAAAGAATTCTATTCGCTATTTATGAAAACTTTCAAAGAAAATAAAAGTAGTCAATCAACAATTAACTTGTATGACTTAGCTTATAATCAGTTCGTTAATTATTTCGACGAAAAAATAAAGTTAAATTCAATTGACGCTGTTAAATATCAGCAATTTATTAATCATTTAGCATTAGATTACGCTGTCGCTACTGTAGACACCCGGCACCGCAAAATTAGAGCGATTTTTAATAAAGCTGTCCATTTAGGCTACATGAAGAAAAACCCAGCCATAGGCGCTCATATAAGCGGACATGATGTGGCAAAAACAAAAGCACAATTTATGGAAACCGACAAGGTTCATTTACTATTAGAAGAACTTGCAAATTTTCATTCGATATCAAGAACAGTTATATTTTTAGCGGTACAAACAGGAATGCGTTTCGAAGAAATTATTGCACTAACAAAGAAAGACATCAATTTCACTAAACGTTCTATATCAGTGAACAAAGCGTGGGATTATAAGTACACTAATACATTCATTGATACCAAGACAAAAAAATCACGTGTGATTTATATTGATAACTCTACTGTTCAATATTTACAGTCTTATCTTACATGGCATACTGATTATATGAAAGAACATGATATACAGAATCCGTTGATGTTATTATTCATCACTTACCACAATAAGCCCATTGACAACGCGTCATGTAATAAAGCTTTGAAGAAGATATGTAATACAATTAATTCTGAACCAGTGACATTACACAAGCTACGACATACGCACACAGGCTTATGTGTAGAAGCTGGCATGGATATTATATATGTAGCTGATAGACTTGGTCATGATGATATTAATACAACCTTGAAATACTATAGTCATCTAAGTTCTAATTTGCGTCAATATAATCAGTCCAAAGTAGATGCTTTTTTCACACTAAAAACAGATGAAAATACCACAAATTTTGCCACAAATACCACAAAAATGCCGGAATAA